CGCTGGCGTTCCTGCGCGGGGCGCTGATCCGCACCGGCATCGGGGCGCTGTTCGTTGGCGCGGGGGCACTGGTCTATCAGTTCTCGCAACTTGTCACCCGAGTCGGCGGCGTGGGCGAGGCCTTCCGGCTACTGGGCGATCTCGCCAAGGAAGTCTGGTCGCGCATCGGCCTGGCGCTCGACGCCGCATTCGCCAACATGGCCGCTGGCTGGGAAGGATTGAATGCGGCCGGGCTGTCAGCGCTGGAAGGTACCATCGCGGGCGTGGTCAGTTTCGGCGACCGGACGGCGGCGATCTTCCAGGGAGCCTATGACGCAGCGGTGGCAATCTGGGGAAGTCTGCCCGGCGCCATCGGCGACTTTGCCTTCCAGGCTGCGAACGGGCTGATCTCTGGCGTCGAGGCGATGCTGAACGGCGTCGTCACGCGCATCAACAGCTTCATCGAGACCCTGAACGCGGCGCTGGCCTTGCTGCCGGAATGGGCGACGGGCGAGGGTGGGGTCAGGATCGGCATCCTCGACCCGGTGGAACTGGGCCGCATCGGCAATCCGTTCGAGGGCGCGGCAACGGCTGCTGGCGCTGCCGCCGCCGATGCGTTCTCTGCCGCGCTGTCGCAAACTTACCTAGAGCCTCCCGACCTCGGGCTTGGTGCGATGGCTGACGACGCTCGCGGCCGGTCTGACGGCTATCGCGAGGCTGCTGGAATGTTGGCCGATGCGGCCGGCCGTCCACTGGCCAGTTGGCAAGCCTTACGCGACGCGGTGACCGGCACCGGATCGGATGCCGAAACGGCGTTGGCAGATGCCGCCAGTTCGGCGGATGCGCTCAACACCGAACTGGACGACACCGCAGCTGCTGCCGGGAGTGCGGGCGCTGCGGCGCGCGAAGCCGGGGCTGAAGCAGCCGCAGGGGCCGACCATGCCGCAACCGGGTGGGGCGCGGTGACTGCCGCGCTGGCCGACTATGCCACCAAAGCGCGCAACATCGGCGGTGATATTGGAAGCGCACTGGTTGGGGCCTTCACCTCGGCCGAGAACGCGGTGGGCGAGTTCGTCAAGACCGGCAAACTCGACTTCCGCGACCTTGTCACGTCGATGATCGCCGATCTGGCGAAGCTGGCGGCACGGAAGTTCATCCTCGGGCCGATCGCCAACGCGCTGTCGGGCGCACTTGGCGGCGCGGGTGGAATCTTCGCCAACATCCTGCATGCCGGTGGCATGGTCGGCTCGCCGGGCCCGGGCCGCATGGTTCCGGCCCTGGCCTTTGCCAATGCCCCACGCATGCACGCGGGTGGCTGGGCCGGGATCAAGCCCGACGAGGTTCCGGCGATCCTGCAACGCGGAGAGCGTGTCCTCTCGCGCCGCGAAGCCGCAAGCTGCGCCGGGTCCAGCGCGCCCGCCGTGAACGTCACCATCATGGCGCGTGATGCCGAAAGCTTCCGGCAGTCGCGCACGCAGGTCGCGGCCGACATTGCCCGGGCCGTGTCGCTAGGCCGGAGGGGCATGTGATGGCATTTCATGAGGCTCGCTTCCCAGACAACATCAGCCGCGGGGCCCGCGGGGGGCCGGAACGGCGCACGCAAGTGGTCGAACTGGCCTCTGGCGATGAGGAGCGCAACGCAAGCTGGGCCAACTCCCGCCGCCGCTATGATGTGGCCTACGGCATCCGCCGCGCTGACGATCTTGCGGCGGTCGTGGCCTTCTTCGAAGCCCGGAATAGTCGCCTGCACGGCTTTCGCTACAAGGATTGGGCAGATTACAAATCCTGCCTGCCGTCGCAGGCGGTAGCGCCCACCGACCAGGCGATCGGCACCGGTAACGGCGCGACGCCCGCCTTCCAGCTGGTCAAGCGCTACGCCTCGGGCGCCCAATCCTGGACGCGCGCCATCGCCAAGCCGGTGGCAGGGACCGTCCGCGTGGCCCTGAACGGGGTCGAGCAGATGTCGGGCTGGAGCGTCAACACTACCACCGGCGTCATCATCTTCACCACCGCCCCCGGCGCGGGCGTCACGATCACGGCCGGCTTCGAGTTCGACGTCCCGGTCCGCTTCGACACCGACATGTTCGACGTCACGCTCGATCTCGAGCGGCTCGGATCGATCACATCCATCCCGCTCATGGAGATCCGGCGATGAACGAAGAAACCGGCTTCATCGCCGCTGTGCTGCGTGACCTGGCGACCTCCACCGCCGTCATTCTGGCGGCCTGGGGCGCACTTGGTGGAGCCACCAACGCGCTCACCACCCAGATGCGCCTGCGCGATGCGCTGCGCCACATCCTGCTCGGCGGTCTGATCGCTGCCGGGATGGGCAGCCTGTCGATGGCGGTGATCACTGCCTGGCTCGGCCTGCCATCGCAAGCGATCCCGGCCGGGGGTGCGGCGGGCTCAGCCGCCTACCTGGTCGGCGTCTTCGGCCCCGCCTTCTGAGAGGGTGAGCAGGCTTCCCGGAAAACGTCCAGTGGACGTTTTCGCCTGCGAACGGGCGGAGCCCCGGACGTGCTCGCCCGCCTGCGCGGCAGCAAGGGGGGCAACCCCGATGAATGAACTTCTCCGTCTCGCGCGATCCATCCGCTGCGACGCAGCCGACCCGGCACAAGCCTTCAGCCATCGCCTGCGCATCGGCCTGCTGGTCGCCGCGCTGATCCTGATCCTTTCCTCCATCTTCGGGTGATCCCATGCACATGACTGATCGGGGGCTTCTGGCCCTCGTCCGGCACGAAGGACTCGTGCCCGGACCCTATCTCGATGTGAAGAACGTCTGGACCTTCGGCATCGGCCATACAGTTGCGGCGGGACCGCCCGATCCGGCCCAGATGCCGCGCGGCATGCCCGCCGATCTCGATGCCGGGATACGCGAGGCGTTCCGGCTCTTCCGCGCAGATATCGTGGCCTATGAGGCAGCAGTGCTTCGCGCGATAAAGGTGCCACTGGAACCGCACGAGTTCGATGCGCTGGTCAGTTTCCATTACAACACCGGCGGCATCGCGAAAGCGTCGCTGACCCGCCACCTGAACGCGGGCAACCGCGCCGCCGCCGCGCAGGGTTTCATGGGCTGGCTCCGGCCTGCCGCTATCCGGTCGCGACGTGAGGCCGAACGCGATCTGTTCCGCGATGGCCGCTATCCGACCGGCACCATCCCGGTCTGGGCGGTCGATCGCGACGGCCGCGTGGATTTCTCGAGGTCCATTCGGCGACTGACCGAGACCGAGGCGCTGACCCTGCTGCGCCCGGCGATCTTGTCGGTGGTCCCCGCAATCGTCGCTGCACCGACATCGCCACCTATCTCCGCACCGCCGAGAGGCTGGCGCACACGCCTCGTAGCCTTCTTTTCCAACTTCACCCGGAGGGTCTGACCCATGCGCTATTTTCAACCGACTTCGCTGACTTGGTGGGCGGGGCTGCTCGCTTTGCTGACCGGCAGTGGCGCACTGTTCCTGCCCGACCAAGGCCAGCTTGCCGAACTGGCGCGGCTGGTCGCGATCCTCGCCGGGGCCGGGGATGCCTCGCCCATGACCCTGATCTCTCTGGGCCTTGGCCTGATCGGTCTGCGCGACCGGATCGAACGCGGGTTCCGCGGCGATGCTTGAATTTCTGGCGGGCATGATCGTGGGCGGGGCGATGGGCGTGTTCATTGCCTCGCTCTGCGTGGCGGCGTCGGGCGGGGAGCGGGATGATGGCTGACATCCTGCTCTGGCTGATTGCTGCCCTTGGTGTTGTCGGGGGCATCGTGCTTGGGCGGCTCTGGGGCCGCGCAGAAGGCAAACGCGTGGGCAAACTGGAAGGGGAACGCGATGCGATGGTGGACAAGATCGAGCGTTCGGAACGCGGACGCGTGGCTGTTCGGGACGGTCGCGGTGCTGGCGATCCTGCTGACCGGCTGCACAACAACGATGCGCACTGGTGATGCGGGCTGTTCCGCCTATGCCGAAGCCCGCCTTGGCCGTCCGGCCAACGCGACGGTCACAGGCGTGCCGCCCGAGTGGGCGGGTTGGATCGCCGACCTCGACGACCGCATGACGGGAACGTGCCGATGAAAACCCTCTCGCCCGCGCTGCAGGCCCATCTCGACGATGGCACGACGACGCTTTCCTGGTGCTGGCGGATTTCGCGCTCGGACGGCGTAGCGTTGGGCTTCACCGATCATGACCACGGCCTCAGCTTCGATGGCACCGCGTTTGAGCCGGAAAGCGGGTTTGCCGCCTCGGAAATCCGCGCTGGGTCTGACTTGGCTGTCGACGCACAAGACGCAACTGGGGTGCTGTCCTCGGATCGCATCACAGAAACCGACATCCTCGACGGGCGCTGGGACAATGCGGCGGTGGATCTGTGGCGGGTCAATTGGGCCGACACCAGCCAGCGCGTGCTCTTGCGCCGGGGCGCGGTCGGGCAAATCCGACGCGGGCGCATGGCCTTTGTCGCGGAAGTGCGCTCGCTTGCGCATGTTCTGGGTCAGACCGTGGGGCGGACATTTCAGGCAGGGTGCGATGCCCGCTTGGGGGATGCGCGCTGCGGCATCAATCTGGAAAACGCCATGTACAAGGACACGGGTGTCGTGACGGACCTGTTGCGAGACAGGGCCTTCATGGCCTCGGGACTAGCCGCATTTGACGCGGGCTGGTTCACCTCCGGCACTCTGACTTGGACCAGCGGGGCAAATGCCGGGCGCGTCACCGAGGTGCTGGCGCATGGGCTTGATGGCAGTATCGCCACCCTGACCCTGCTGGAAGCACCGGTTCGCGCCATCGCCGAAGGCGACAGCTTCATCGCCCGCGCGGGCTGTGACAAGCGCATCACTACCTGCAGCGCCAAGTTCGCCAATGTCGCCAACTTCCGGGGCTTCCCCAACATCCCCGGCCAGGATGCCGTGCTGCGCTATGCCAGCCAGGACGGCGGCCACGAAGGGAACGTGCTGTGATGGCCGCCGATCCCGCCGTGGTCATCGCCACCGCGCGGCGCTGGCTCGGTACGCCATACCACGATCAGGCCAGCCTGCGCGGGGTCGGCTGTGATTGCCTCGGCCTCGCGCGCGGTGTCTGGCGCGAGGTGGTGGGCGACGAGCCGTTTCCCATTCCGCCCTATAGCCGGGATTGGGGCGAAAGCGGCCCGCGCGAGCTGCTGGCCGAGGGCGCGCGCCGCATGATGCCGGAAATCGCACTCGCCCATGCCCCACCCGGCGCGCTGATCCTGTTCCGCATGATGCCGCGCGCCATTTCCAAGCATGTCGGCATCCTGACCGGTCCCGACACCTTCCTGCACGCCTACGAGCGGCTCGGCGTGATCGAGGAACCGCTGACCCCGACGTGGCGACGCCGCATCGCCTTCGCCTTCCTCTTTCCCCAACGCTGAGAGTTTCCATGGCCACGCTTGTCCTCGGCGCTGTCGGCACTGCCATCGGCGGGGCCTTTGGCGGCGCGATCCTCGGCTTTTCCGGGGCGGCCATCGGCGGCTTCATCGGCTCGACCGTGGGCTCGGTGGTCGACAGCTGGATCGTGTCCTCGCTGGCCCCGGCACAGGGGACCTTCGGCGCGCGGCTTGATACGCTGCGCATCACCTCGGCCTCCGAAGGGGCGGTGATTCCGCGGCTTTACGGCCGGATGCGCATTGGCGGCAACATCATCTGGGCCACGGATTTCCGCGAGGAGACCAAGACCACCACGCAAGGCGGCGGCAAGGGCGGTGGCGGT